GAAGATCGAGCGGATCGAGACGGAGCCGTCCAAGTGCATCCCGATCGACAACGAGACGCACCTGTATCTGGCCGGCCGTTCCTATACGGCGACACACAACACTAGTTTTGTCGCCGCGCTGGCTTTCTCGGTCGGTATCCTGCAGCGGCGGAGCGGGTCGAAGATCTACATCGTGGCTAATGCTCTGAAGCAAGCTCTGGAGGCGTTTAACTTCTTAAAGTTCAATATCAATTACAAGGGGCTGCGTGATGATGAGGACATCAGGGTCCTTGATAACTCGTTCAACCACTCGATTGAGTATCAGTTCCGGGACGAGACCGGACAGGCGGACGGGTTATTAAGCATCCACGCTCTGGCATCGAATCCTGATAGTCAGGACTCATTCAACTGTAACTTTGCTATCGCTGATGAGGTGGCTGCGTATAAGAAAGCATCGCAGTACAACCGATTCAAGGAGGCGATGAAGGCATACCGAAACAAGCTGATGATCGGCATAACCACAGCCGGTGACAATGCAAACAGTTTCGGGTATAGGCGAATGGAGTACGGCATCAAGGTGGTCAATGGTACGGTCAAGGACGATTCGCTATTCGTAATGATTGCGAGAGCGGATCAGGACGAAAACGGAGAAGTGGACTACACGAATCCGATTCAGCACCAGAAGGCCAACCTCAGTTATGGCGTGACGGTATCGCCTGAGGACTTGATGAACGAGGCGATGCAAGCACAGAACGATCCGCAGCAGAGGAAGGACTTCCTGTCCAGGTCACTGAACATATACACCACAGCGATCAAAGCGTACTTCGACATTGAGGAGTTCAGGCGGGCGGATAACGAATATCATTGGACGCTGGAGGAACTGGCTAAGCTGCCAATCAAGTGGTACGGCGGAGCAGACCTGTCGAGGATGCACGACCTTACTGCAGCGGCATTGGTCGGAGAGTATGACGGGGTGCTGATAATTATCACTCACGCATTTTTTCCGATCACGCAAGCGGCCCGGAAAGCGGAAGAGGATAATATCCCACTATTCGGGTGGGCTGACGATGGCTGGCTGACGATGTGTAATTCGGAGACGGTCAACTACGCCGATGTGGTTAACTGGTTCGATGTAATGAAGAGCAGAGGCTTCAACATTAAGGTAATCGGGCAGGACAAGAAGTTCGCTCGAGAGTTTTATTTGATGATGAAGTCGAAGCGGTACAACGTGGTAGATCAGCCGCAATACTATTACGTGAAGTCGCAGGGCTTCAGGCACATAGAGAAGGCAGCTAAAGATAAAAAACTATATTATCTGCACTCCGAGGCTTATGAGTATTGTGTTCAGAATGTCAAAGCCATCGAAAAGACAGACGATATGGTCCAATACGAAAAGGTATCACCAGAGCAAAGAATCGACCTTTTCGACGCATCTGTATTCGGAGCGGTTCAGCTGTTGGAAAATATGGAGCGCAGAGAGAAGGCTCGAGAATGGTGGGGTAAGTAGTCAATGAGCAAGAGTAAAAAGAGAAAGAGGGCAATGCAGCAGCAGAGAGATGCGGCAACGAATACTGCATCATCCATCGGAATCGTAGTGGCTGACAGCGACACGGATCTGGTGTGCAGCGGGTACACTTCTCTCGCTGACAATCCGGAAGTGTTTACGGCTTGTCGCAGAATTGCATCACTCATATCCTCGATGCCGATCATGCTGATGGAAAACGGAGACAGCGGCGACTTGAGAATATTCAACGAGTTGTCGCGAAAACTGGACATCGAGCCGTGCAAGTATATGACGAGGCGCACATGGATGGAGGCTATCGTCATGAATATGCTGCTTTACGGCAGGGGCAATTCCGTGGTCAAGGTGTACACGAGCCGGGGCTATCTCTCGAACATGGAGCCAATACCGGCAGGGCGAGTTTCGTTCCTGCCACCGGTCAGCGGTACAAAGTATCAGATAGTCATTGATGGCAAAGCGTATGATCCGAATGACGTTCTGCACTTTGTAGATAATCCTGACCGCTTCTATCCGTGGAAGGGCAAAGGCCTGACGGTGCTTCTTACAGACGTTGCCAACAATCTGAAACAGGCATCGGTAACGAAGAAGGGATTCATGAGTTCGAAGTGGAAACCGTCCATCATCGTAAAGGTGGACGCTCTGACCGATGAGTTCTCGAGCCCTGAGGGCCGGCAGAAACTTCTCGACTCTTATGTAAAGAGCAACGATGTGGGCGAGCCGTGGCTGATACCGGCAGACCAGTTTGAGGTCCAGACAGTGAAGCCGTTGTCTATTGCGGATCTGGCCATCAGCGATTCGGTGGAGTTCGACAAGAGAACGGTTGCATCCATTATTGGAGTGCCGCCGTTCGTGCTGGGTGTTGGTTCGTATAACAAGGACGAATGGAACAGCTTTATCAGCAACACGGTGCGAGTCATAGCCGAGGAGATAGAGCAGGAGCTGACACGGAAGTTGATACTCAATCCGAAGTGGTACGTGAAGTTCAACATCCTGTCGCTGATGAACTGGGATATTAAGACCATTGCGGATGTATTCGGGTCCTTGTCTGATCGTGGATTCGTAACCGGCAACGAGGTCCGTGACCGCATCGGTATGAGCCCTGCAGACGGTCTGGACGAGTTTAGGATCCTGGAGAATTACATCCCTTATGATATGAGCGCACTTCAGAAGAAACTGGTGCAGGAGGGTGAGTAATGGCGATGGTATGCAATGACTGCGAGCTGAGAGGGAAGCGGATCAAGCAGATATGGTGCAAGCACACGGGCGAGCCGTGTATGCACGTTCGTTACTGTGCTGTGTCTATGAAGTATTACCAGACGGACGCGGCGAAGGACTGCAAGGTCAAGGAGAATAAAAAATGGACAACGATAGAACAATGAGGCAGATGCGAACTATCGCATCAGAGTTTAAAACGAGGGAGGACGGCGAAGAGAAGCGCATCGAAGGCTACTTCGCCGTTTTTAATAGCAACTACGAAATCATGCCGGGGATGAGCGAGTCGATCGCTCCGGGTGCGTTTGCGGACACGCTCGGTGGAGACATTCGCGCACTCATCGACCATGAGACGATGTATGTTCTGGGACGCAACAAAGCGGGAACGCTTGAACTGCGCGAGGACGCTCACGGCCTGTGGGGATCCATTCTGCTCAATCCGAACGATCAGGATGCGATGAACCTCTATGCCAGAGTGCAGCGTGGCGATGTGGACCAGTGCAGCTTCGGCTTTGACATTCTCGAGGAATCCGAAGTACACGAGAATGGCAATGTTCATTGGACGATTGAGAAAGTCAAACTGTATGAGGTCAGCTGTTGCACATTCCCTGCCTACGCGGAGACATCCATACAGGCAAGAAAAGACGATTATAAATCCATTATTGAGAGAGACCGCCAGATGTGGAGGTCTGGACTGAGAGACAGATTAACGGAGGTTAAATAATGGCACTCAGAACACTTATGCTCAAGAAGGATCTGGACAATAAGCGCAAGGCTATGGCCGAACTTGAGAAGCGCGATGCGGAGTTCGAAGCCAGACGTGCCGAGCTCGAGGCGGCAATCGAAGAGGTTGAAACCGAAGAGCAGAGGGACGCTGTGAACGAGGCTATTGACCAGTTCGAGAGCGAAATGAATGAACACAACAAGGCTAAGACTGATCTGGACGAGGAGATCAGGGGACTCGAGAAGGAACTTGACGAAATCGAAGCAGCACAGGCTGAGCCAATCAAAGCAGATCCAATTCCAGAAGAAAGGACGGATAACAAGGTTATGAACACAAGAAAGTTCTACGGCATGAACGCACAGGAGAGAGACATGTTCTTCGCTCGCGAGGATGTGCAGGCATTCCTTACTGAGACAAGAACTGCAATCAAAGAGAAGAGAGCACTCACTAATGTCGGCCTGACAGTTCCTGAGGTAATGCTCGGGCTCATCAGAGAGAACATCGAAGAGTATTCGAAGCTCTACAAGCACGTTAACGTTCGCCAGATCAGTGGCGAGGGCAGACTGGTAGTAATGGGAGCAATCCCTGAAGCAGTATGGACTGACTGCTGCGCTAACCTCAACGAGCTGAATCTCGCATTCAACGATGTAGAGGTCGGCTGCTGGAAGGTCGGTGGATACTTCGCAGTATGCAACGCTAATCTTGAGGACAGCGATATTGATCTCGCATCCGAGCTTCTGACTGCTATCGGTCAGGCAATCGGACTTGCACTCGATAAGGCTATCCTTTACGGAACAGGCACAAGAATGCCTCTCGGCGTTGTTGCAAGACTTGCACAGACTGAGGCTCCAGCTGACTATCCTGCAACTGCAAGAGCATGGGCTGACCTGCATACATCCAACATCGCTACCATTGCAACCGGCAAGAAAGGCGCAGATCTCATCTCCGAGATTGCACTCGCATTCGGTTCTGCAAAGGGTGCTTACAGCAGAGGCGAGAAGGTATGGGTCATGAACGAAAAGACTTACTCCTATGTTGTAGCGAGCACAATGGCAACTAATGCTGCTGGTGCTATCGTTGCAGGAGTTGACGGCACAATGCCGGTACTCGGTGGAGTTATCGAAGTTCTGAACTTCATTCCTGACAACGTAATCATCGCAGGTTACTTCGATCTGTATCTGCTTGCAGAGAGAGCTGGTCAGAAGTTTGCTACTTCCGAGCATGTTCGTTTCCTGCAGGATCAGACAGTCATGAAGGGAACAGCAAGATACGATGGCAAGCCGGCAATCGCAGAGGGCTTCGTGGCTATCGGCATCAACGGAGCTACTCCGACCGCTACCATGTCTTTCGCTGCTGACGCAGCCAACTAATTCGTAGAGGAGGTCGACTGATGAACGAATCAACAATGCTTGAGATGCTCAAGGTTGACCTCGGCATATCTACAACAGCATACGATCAGAGGCTGGCGCAGTATTTAGAATCTGCGCTGGCCGCGATCATTACCGAGGGCGTATCGGTGGACACCAGTGATGTTCAGGATGCGAACCTCGTGGTTATGTATGCTGCATGGTTGTGGAGGAAACGAGACACGGGCGAGGGTATGCCGAGGAATATAAGATGGATCCTCAACAACAGATTATTCTCGGAGAAGATAAATGGATGATGTTATCAGACTGATAAGTTCGACATACGAATACGATGAGTGGGGCAACGAGGTAGAGACCACTACGGAGCGGACCGTGTTTTGTCGTGTCCGGTCAATAGGGCGTAATGAGTTCTATTCGGCAGCGCAGAACAATCTGCACCCGTCCTATGTTTTTATCCTGTCGCATTATCGTGACTATCAGAACGAGTCAGAGTTGATGTACACCGATTGGACGGGCACGGATAAGCGTTACACCATAACGAGGACATATCGGGACGGAGACGCTATCGAGCTCACGGCAGAGGAGCGTATCGGAGACTATGGCAACTAAATCTGTAGAAGCGCAGATGAAGGAGCTGCTGGATACATTCGACCATCACGTTCAAGAAGTGGTCGAGGACGCAGCGAGAGAGTCTGCAAAGGAATGCGTCCAGAAACTAAAAGCTACATCACCGAAACGTCCAGGTGGCGGTGAGTACGCTCGGTCCTGGACCTCGAAGAAGTTAGAACACGGCTGGGTCGTTTATAACAAGAAGCATTACCGATTGACGCATCTGCTGGAGAACGGCCATGTATCAGCGAATCAGTTCGGAGAATACGGTGTCAGATTCAACGGGATCAAACATATTGCTCCGGTTGAAGCAGAAGGCATCGAAGGATTCGAGCTGAGAATCAATCGAGGTATAAACGAATGAGTATCTATCAAGTATTACAGAGCACCGGCCTTCCGTGTGCGTACAGTCATTTCAAGAAGGCTCAGAGCCCGCCGTATATCGTGTATATCGGCAACGGGCAGAACACCTTCCAGGCTGACGATACGCACTACTGGAAGCAGAACACCTACCAAGTAGAATACTACTTCACAACTAAAAACGAACAGAACGAGGAAGCCATTGAAAGCGCACTGCTGGAGAATGGCTTTTTATATGAAAAATCCGAGGACATCTACATCGAAGAAGAAGAGGCCTTCGTGATTTATTACTACATTTAATGGAGGCTACAAATGGCAAACAA